CTTCTGTCCTCCCATCTCAAGGCGGTGGCATGAAGCGCTCGACATCCCAAGCCCCGGCGCCTCGTGCTCGCGGTGGTGTGATCGTCTAGCCGCGTACCATTCGCCGCGACTGCACTCCTGGCGTCACGAGGATCTCCACACATGCCGCTCGTCCAAGGTGGATCACAGCAGGCGATCAGCAAAAATATCCGCGCTGAAATCGGCGCCGGCAAACCACAGGACCAAGCCGTCGCCATCGCCATGGACGTCGCACGCCGATCGGGCGCACAGCCCGCCGACAAACCGCGTCGCCTCGCCCAGCTGCTGATGACGCGCAGAGAATGATCATGGCTGTCATCGGTCCAACCTTCGCCGCCGAGCTGACCGCAAACGGACTCGGTGGTCTCCCCATCGCATGGAACGCAGACGGCGAGATCTTCGGACGCGACAAGCTGACCGCAGAGCAGAACGCTGGCGTCGATGCAGTGCTCGCCAAACACGATCCAACACAGCAAGACTTCCTCACGCCCACACTCGACATGGGACGCACCGCCGCCGAGATCATGCAATGAGTGCGCTCGATCACATCGCCACAGCGCGCAGCGATGGCTTCTCCTCGCGCGTGCTCATGCTGTCGATGACGACAGCGCAACAGGTTGCCGCTGAAGATCCGGCAGAACCAGATCACGCCGCGCGCGTCGATTACGCCAACCGCACATTTCGCGGTGACGAGAATCCGAAGCTGCTCGCAACACACGTCATCGCATCGAACCCAACCATCATGGCAACGATCGATGAAGACCCAGGCGCATACGGCGCCAACGTGCCAGACAACGACATCGCGTTTGCACTCGCGAGCATCTGGACTGCACGCGCAATTGCGTTTGAAGCAACAGCGACAACACAACACGGTCCGCCGACTGTAGTGTGAGCACGCGCGAGCGCGGAGCGAGATCGAGAGTGGTTGAAAAACTGAAATCAAGGATCATTCAACATGAGCCATGGCGGCGCTCGGCGCGGTGCCGGCCGACCACCGGGCAGCAGAAACAAGGGACCGAGAAAAAAGCTGCAGCGCGAGCTGGTCGGCAAGGCGCTGTCCGAGCAGATGCGCGCGATACTCGGCGTTGATGCCTTCCCTGGTGACGGCGTGGCGTTGATGCAGCTCGTGTACAAGAACCCCGAGCTGCCGATCGAGCTGCGCCTGGAGGCGGCCAAGTGTGCGGCGCCTTACGAGCGGCCCAGGTTGAGCAGCATCGACCACACCGGCGAGGCGGCACGCGACTACGTGGCGCGCATGCCGATGAAGTCGGTGACGATGGACGACTGGGCGAAGCAGCTCGACCTCGAGCTGGCCGAGCCGGCAGAGCAGAAACGGATTGTTGACGGGTCTAAGGCAACATTGTATCAGAGTTGACCAAGGTCAATCGAGATACATGGAGTGCCTGCCGTGACCGTCTCCCGAGGAATTGTCTCCTACGTGCGTGTTTCGACTGGGCGCCAGGGCAAGTCGGGCCTGGGCCTGGACGCGCAGCGTGCCGCCATCCAGGCGTTCGCCCACGCCCACGGGCTCTCGATCCTGGGTGAGTTCGTGGAGGTCGAGACCGGCAAGGGCGCCGACGCCCTCGAGCAGCGCCCGAAGCTGGCGGCGGCCCTGGAGGCGGCGCGCAAGGCCCGGTGCGAGATCGCGGTCGCCAAGCTCGATCGCCTGTCGCGCGACGTTGCCTTCATCGCCGGCCTGATGGCGCAGCGGGTGCCGTTCGTGGTGACCGAGCTGGGCCGCGACGTCGATCCGTTCATGCTGCACATCTACGCCGCCCTGGCCGAGAAGGAGCGCCGGCTGATCTCGGCGCGCACCAAGGCGGCCCTGGCCCAGGCCAAGGCGCGCGGCAAGAAGCTCGGCAACGCCGCCCTGGCTGCGGCGAACCGGGCCGAGGCGCTCGAGCGCGCCGAGGAGCTGCGGCCGGTGCTCGAGGAGCTGCGTGGCTTGTCGCTGCGCAAGCTCGCCGAGGAGCTGAACGCACGGGGGATCCCCACGCCGCGCGGGGGCTCGTGGAGGGCCATGACGGTGCGGACGGTCCTGGGCCGCCTCGACCGCGAATAACGCACCAGCGAGATCCGCTGCGCGATGGCGAGGCCTCCTGGCGCGGGGCCTCGTTCGTTTTTCTGGGCGCCGAGAAGGTTCATCGGTCGCCGCGCGAGCGGCGGGTAAAGGGTGAGAGCGGGGGTACCCCTCGCTGGCATTTTTCAATTGGGAGGACTGTTAATGTGGGTGGATCCCCGACCATGTGAGCGGCGCTGCGCTGAGTGTCACGAGTGGAGGCATCACTCGCGGTTTCGCACATGGAAGCGAGAGCGGCGCGGGAGATACAGTACTGAATCTCCCATTCGCTTCAGTCCGCGTTGTCGCGACTGCGAGCAGACGGCGCGCAACGAGAAGAAGAATGCTGATCGACCGAAGGCGATCATTGAGAGCCGTGCGCGGACAGCAGCGAGCAAGGCTGGGGTTGGTCTCGAATTTTTCTGGGTTCAGATGAACTACCGTGCGCTCGTACCGGCGTTGCGCGCGATGATGACGGACGAAGGGATTTGCACGAGCTGCGGCCATCCATTTCTGAACGAGCGCGACATTCAGATTGAGCACATTGAACCGCCGCGTTTTGTCGAGGACTGGGCGCGGCTGCATGCACGCAATCTCAGGCTGGCGTGCGGTTCGTGCAATCGCACCAAGGGCCAGAAGCCCTATGCCGTATGGCTTGACGAGCAGGAGGGCGCACGACTGAGCAGCCTTGGCGGGCGGCGAACCGATAAGACGATGACCGTAGTTGGATTACCGCTATTTGCCTGGGGAGAGAAGGTTCATTGACTGCAGCTGCAGCGCGCGAGCCGACTGTTGTCTGGCAACCGCAGCCTGGACCGCAGACGGCTCTCATTCGGTGTCCTGCGTTCGAGGTGTTCTTCGGCGGTGCGCGTGGTGGCGGCAAGACGGACGGCATGCTTGGGGATTTTGTCGAGCATGCGAGTGTGTATGGCGAGCATGCGATCGGGCTGATGGTTCGCCGCAAGCGCACGCAGCTGGTGGAGACGATCGAGCGCTCGCGCCAGATCTACAGCCTGCTCGGCTGGCGTTTCAACGAGGTGGAGAAGATGTGGCGTGCGCCGAATGGTGCGCGTCTGCGCTTTGCCTATCTCGAGCGCGATGCTGATGCCGAGGAGTATCAGGGCCACAGCTACACCAGAGTTTACGTTGAAGAGATCGGCAATTTCCCGACTGACAAGCCGGTGCTCAAGCTGATGGCGACGTTGCGCAGCGCGCATGGTGTGCCGGTTGGTTTCCGCGCGACGGGCAATCCTGGCGGGCCTGGGCACAACTGGGTGCGCAAGCGCTACATCGATCCGGCGCCGCTGGGCTGGCGCACCGGCATCAGAAGGTTCGAGAACCCGTTCACCGGGGAGATCGTCGAGCGCGACTGGGTCTACATTCCCTCGCGCTTGAGCGACAACCGCTATCTCGGCGCCGAGTACGTTGCCAACCTGCAGATGGTTGGCAGTGATCTCTTGGTGCGGGCGTGGTTGACCGGCGACTGGACGGTGATCGAGGGGGCGTACTTCGATTGCTGGAGCATGCAGAAGCATGTTGTCTCACCGTTTACGGTGCCGGCCGACTGGCTGCGTTTCCGCTCCATGGACTGGGGATCTGCTGCACCGTTCAGCATCGGCTGGTGGGCGGTCGTTACGACTGATCACGAACTACCGTTGGCAGTGCATGAGCAGCGACGAGAGATTGCGCTGGCAGCGGATGGGGCAGGCGCCGACGCATTGGGATGCCGCGTATTACCGCGCGGTGCGCTCGTGCGCTATCGCGAGTGGTATGGCACGCTCGCGCCTGACACCAACGTCGGACTGAAGCTCACGGCCGAGACGGTGGCGGCCGGCATCAGGATGAAGTCGGCGGGCGAGCACTACGCCTACACGGTGTGCGACCCGTCGATCTTCCGCCAGGACGGTGGACCGTCGATTGCCGAGCGCATGATCCGTTCGAAGCTCACCGGCCTCAAGCCGGGAGACAACAAGCGCGTGCCGTTGCGTGGTGCGATGGGCGGCTGGGATCAGATGCGGGCCAGGATGGTCGGCGACGGCGAGCGGCCGATGATCTACTGCTTCGCGACGTGCATTGACAGCATCAGGACGATCCCGGTGCTGCAGCATGATCCTGACCGGCCCGAGGATCTCGACACTGATGCCGAGGATCATGCGGCGGACGAGTGGCGCTATGCGTGCATGTCGCGCCCGTGGGCGCGGACGCTCGAGCTGCCGCAACCGAGGAAGGTGTTCCGCTTAGGAGCGACGAACAATGTGACGCTCGACGATCTGTGGTCGACCAAGCGCAGGCGGTATCTGTGAGGAGGAGAGCATGGCGAAGCGACAACACAAGCGCGCCGAGCATGATGACGACGACGATGATGATGACGAGCACGGTGGTGTGATCCCGCATCCGAGCGTCGAGCAGGAGGCGGAACCGCAGGCGACTGTCGGCTGTGGCAGCTGCCGTTTCTTCATTGTCAACGCCGGCAGCGAGACGGCGGGAACGTGTCACCGTTTCCCGGCGACGATCGTGACGTTTGGCTCCAATGCGGCGGTCAAGTGGGTGCCGGTGGAGCCGAGCGACTGGTGCGGCGAGTATCAGCCGCTGGCGGAATGATCGATGAGCGACAGCTACGGCGCGGCCACACCGACGCAAGACAAGGCGGCGGTGGATCCCGGCTACACGGTCGAGCTGTGGAAGGCGGAATTGGCGCGTGCGCGCAAGTGCATGAAGAAGTGGGAGGACGACTGCGACAAGATCATCAAGAAGTATCGCGCCGACGCCAGCATGGCGCTTGAGGACACTCCGCGTTTTTCAGTGTTGTGGGCGAATACGCAGACGATGATGCCGGCGGTGTATGCGCGGCAGCCGCAGCCGGTGGTGCAGCGGCGTTTTCTCGATCGCGATCCGGTCGCGCGCACCGCCACGCAGATCCTCGAGCGTGCGCTCAAGTACGAGATCGACAGCGGTCAGCTGCATGCGGCGATGAAGCTGGCGATCGAGGACTATGCGCTGTGCGCGCGCGGGCAGGCCTGGGTGCGCTACGACGCGAGCTTCGTCACAGAACAGATAACTGGCGCAGATGGTGCGCCAGTGCTGGCGCAAGGTCAGCCGCTGACGATCGAGAAGGTTGATCGCGAGCGCATCTGCATCGACTACATCTACCGCAAGGATTTTCTGCATGCGCCGGCGCGCATCTGGAAGGAGGTGGCGTGGGTGGCCAAGCGCGCCTACCTGTCGCGGCCCAAGCTGGTCGAGCTGTGCGGCCCCGAGATCGGCAATGCGGTGCCGCTCAATTGCGGGCCCGAGGGCGAGGACAGTAAGGCCGGCAAGAACGCCTACGGGCAGACGGTGTACGAGGAGCTGCGGCGGGCCGAGGTGTGGGAGATCTGGTGCAAGGACACGATGCGCGTGCATTGGATCTGTCCCGACCACGACGTGCCGCTCAAGGAGATGGACGATCCGCTGCAGCTCGAGGACTTCTTCCCCTGTCCCGAGCCGGTGTACGGCACGCTGACCACCGACAGCCTGATCCCGGTGCCCGACTACAAGCAGTACGAGGGGCAGGCGGTGGAGATGGACGACCTGTGCGCGCGCACCGACAAGCTGATCGCGGCGTGCAAGGTGGTGGGCACCTATGATGCGTCAAGCACGGCGCTGGCGCGCATGCTCACCGAGGGCGTCGAGAACGAGCTGATCGCCAACGAGAACTGGGCGGCGTTTGCGCAGCAGGGCGGCCTCAAGGGCTCGATGGACTTTCTTCCGCTCGAGCAGTTCGTCGGCGCGCTGATGCAGATCTATCAGGCGCGCGCCTCGACCAAGTCGGACATCTACGAGATCACCGGGATGTCGGACATCATTCGCGGCCAGTCGGATCCGACCGAGACGGCGACGGCGCAGCAGATCAAGGGGCAGTATGCATCGCTGCGGCTGCGCTCGCGCCAGCAGGATGTGGCGCGCTTCGTGCGCGACCTCATCCGCATCATGGGCGAGATCATCTGCGAGCACTTCCGCCCGCAGACGCTGTGGGAGATGAGCGGCGCCCAGGAGATGGTCGGCGCCGAGGATCCGCGTTTCATGGGCGTGTTCATGCAGGCGTGCCAGCTCCTGCAGAACGAGCGCCTGCGCGGGTTCAAGGTTGACATCGAGACCGACTCGACGGTGGCCGCCGACGAGCAGGAGGAGAAGAGTTCGCGCGCCGAGTTTCTGCGCTCGGTCGGCGGGTTGCTCGGGCAGGCGCTGCCGGCGGTGGAGAAGTATCCCGGCATCGCCCCGCTGATCGGCCACATGGTGCTGTTCGCGGTGCGCGGCTTCCGCGTCGGCCGCGAGCTGGAGAGCGTGTTCGAGCAGGCGGTCGACCAGCTCGAGCGCACGCCGCTGCCGCAGCCGCCCGACGAGAACGCGCAGGCGCAGGCCAAGGTGCAGGGCGAGATGGCGCGTGATCAGCAATCGCATGAGATGGACATGACCAAGAAGGCGGTCGACATCCAGGCCGACCGCGAGCGCAACGACGCCGAGCTGCAGAAGATCAATGTGCAGGCGCGCACCGATCTCACCCAGGAGCTGTTGCGCACCATGCGACCGCAGCCGCAGCCGATGCAGCCGCCGCCGGGAGGCCTGCCGCAGTGATCAGCGGTCGGGGCTTCTGGTTTCGTGCACGACCGACACTTTCCACTGCTTGGCGTGGCAGTACTTGCGCACGCGCTCGCGCGACCAGCCGCGCATGTAGCGCACGATGTCGGCGGCCTCGACCACGCGATCATTACGCAGCACGATGCCGGCGTTGAAGTGCGGCGCGTCGATCTCGGCCAGGATCTCGATCATGGCTCCTGCTTGTGCTCGAGCCGTTCGACCCAGTTGTGCAGCACCGGCGCCGGCATGGTCTCGATGAAGTAGCGGTCGGCGCGCGGGCATTTCTTGCGCACGTTCTGCAGCGCCTGGTTCTCGCTGGTCGCGATGGTGGTGCCGCTGCCGACGAGCTGCGGATCGAGGCCGCGCGTGGCGACGTAGTAGTAGCGGGAGAATGTCATGACGTTCGCGCTCGCGTTCTGGATACTCATGCTGCTGTGGCTGGTGCTGTTCCTGTGGTCGCACTGGTCGCCGGTCCCGTGGGGACCGCTCGGCAACGGTCTGCTGCTGTTCCTGTTGTTCCTGCTCATCGGCTGGAAAGTTTTCGGCGCGCCATTGCACGGGTGATCATGGCAACGGGTCAGCCTTAAAAACCCGGTCGTGCATCTGGTCGAGCTGCTCACCGGCCGCGCGAATGTAGGTGCGGATGTCGTCGCTCGTCGGTGCCGGTTTTTTGCTGTCGAGGGCGTGCCGCATCGCCCGCATCGTCAGCGTCATGATGGCCAGCAGATCCAGCGCAAACTGTGCGCGGACTTCGTTCTCGTCCATTGAGGTCTCCCATTGAAAGGCGTCGTCTACGTGTACCGCGCCGGCAAGATCGTGCGCAAGGACCACGCGCGCCCGTTGCGGCGCGCCGGCCCGCACGTCATCCGCGACAGCATGGATGCGACATGGCATCCGGCTGACAACCGGATCTACGACAGCAAGGCAAAATTCCGCGCCGTGACGCGCGCCCATGGCTGCACCGAGGTCGGCGACGAGCGCCAGATCCCGCGTGCTCCCGAGCGCGTGCCAGGACTGAAGGCAGACATCGCCCGCGCGATCGCGGAACTCGGCGGGTAAAGGACATCGACATGCCAGGAGACGAACCCGGCGCCGACGCGCCGGCCGAGGACAGTCTGCGCTCTGCGCTGGAGACCGCATGGTCCTCCGACGCCGAGCCGGCGCCTGCGGCCCCAGGCCCCCCGCCGACCGCAGGCGACAGTCAAGCGGCGCCGGCCGGCAAGGCGAGCGATCAGCCACGCCTGCCTGACGGCACGTTCACGCACAAGCCAAAGGACGAGGCGCCCGCTGCTGCAGCACCAGCCGGGACGGGCACAGCCCCCGCCACCCGCAAGGCGCCGGCAGCGTGGGCGAAGGAGCACCACCCGCTGTGGGACAAGCTCGACCCCGCCATTCAGGAGGTGATCCTGAAACGGGAGACCGACGTCTCCAGAGGTTTCGAAGAACGCGCGCTCAAAGCGCGCCCGTACGAAGAGCTGGATCAGATCTTCCAGCCGCATCGGCAACGCTGGCACTTGAACGGATGGTCGGAGGCTCAGGCAATTCAGCAGCTGCTCGCTGCCCAGACCTACCTCGAGCAGGATCCCGTCAACGCCATTCGCTGGCTCGCCGCATCGTATGGGTTGCGCCCCGAGCAGCTCTATCAGCAACAGACCCAGGTCGATCCGATGGCGCAATACGTCGCGCCATTGCATCAACGCATTGCCGACCTCGAGACCGCGCGCCAACGCGAGCGCGAGGCCGTGCAGCAGCATCAGGATCGCGCGCTGTTGTCCGAGATCGAATCCTTCTCCAAGGATCATCCGCATCTCGAGCATCTGCGTCACGACATGGCGGTGCTGCTCGCCAACGGTCGCGCCGAGACGCTGCAGGAGGCCTACGACAAAGCCATCTGGATGTATCCCGAGCTGCGCACTCAGATCCTCGCCGATCAGGCCAAGGATCAGGCGGCGAAATCCGCCGAGGATGCGGCCCGCGCCAGGAAGGCGGCGTCGAGCATCACTGGAGCGCCGACCGGCGACGGCGCGCGTGAAGGACCGCGCGCATCGCTGCGCGAGGAGATCGAGGCGGCCTTCGGTTGAGCCGCGCGTGCATGCGCGGCTTTCATCTTTCCTCGAACACAGAAGGCTAATTCAACATGCCATCTCCGAACCTGACGGAGATCGTGTCCACGACACTGCGCAACCGCAGCGGTCGGCTCGCGGACAACGTCTCCCGCAACAATGCCTTGCTCAATCGCCTGCGCGAGCGCGGCAAGGTCAAGCCCCTGGGCGGTGGTCGTTCCATCGTGCAGGAGCTGGAGTACGCGCAGAACGCCACGTTCATGTGGTACTCGGGCTATCAGGAACTGAACGTCGCTCCCAGCGACGTGATCTCGGCGGCCGAGTTCAACTGGCGGCAGGCGGCGGTCGCAGTGTCGATCTCCGGTCTCGAGCAGCTGCAGAACTCGGGCAAGGAGCGCGTCATCGATCTGCTCGAGAGCCGCATCGGCAACGCCGAGAAGACGATGCAGAACGGGGTCGCGGCGGCGGTCTACTCCGATGGCACCGACCCGCTGCAGATCGGTGGTCTGCAGTTCCTCCTGCCCGACGCACCGGGCACCGGCATCGTCGGCGGCATCGATCGCCTCACCTGGGTGTTCTGGCGCAACATCGTGGTGACCGGCGTCACCGGCCCCACCGACATCCAGGCCAAGATGCTGTCGCTGTACGTGCAGCTGGTGCGCGGCACCGACAAGCCGGATCTGATCGTCGCCGACAACGCCTACTACACGCACTACGTCACGTCGCTGACCAACATCCAGCGCGTCTCCGACGACAAGACGGCGCAGGCCGGCTTCGTCAACGTCATGTACATGAATGCACCGGTGGTGCTCGACGGCGGGTTCCAGGGCTACTCGACCGACGTCAATCCGTCGATCGGCGGCTGCCCCGCCAACCACATGTACTTCCTCAACACCGACTACATCTACTTCCGACCGCATCGCGATCGGAATTTTGTGCCGCTCGATCCGAGCGAGCGCTTTGCCGTCAATCAGGACGCCATGGTCAAGCTGCTGGCGTTCGCCGGCAACATGACGCTGTCGAACGCGCGCCTGCAGGGCGTGCTCAAGGCCTGAACGTCGGGCAGAAAAGGAGAGACCAACATGACGTCGTTCCTGGGCTGCAATCCCACCGCCACCTACGCGGCGCTCGCCGACAATCCCACGGCGGTCGGCACGCGCGGCGAAGCCGGCGGCAAGGAGTACATCTTCGTGAAGGCAACGACCGCGCTCGCGCAGTTCGACGCCGGCTTCATCGACGCGGCGTTCAATGCCGCGCCGGTCGGCACCGCCAACGACCAGGGCGGCGGCCGGGTCGGCATCGCGCAGGTCGCGATCGCGCTCAACAACTGGGGCTGGGTGCTGGTGTGGGGCGCCGGACAGGTCAATTGCCTGACCGGTGCGCTGCTCAACGCGCGGCTCAACACCACCGGCACTGCCGGCGCGCTCGACGACGACGCCACCGCCGGCTCGTTCCCGATCAGCGGCTTGTCACTCTCGGCCACGCGCGGCGCCGGCACCGGGCCGGCGGCTTGTGTTGCCTCCTATCCCGGTCAGGGACCGAGCGTGCTGTGATGAGATGACCAGCCGGGGCTGCCGGCAGGGCCGTGCGAACCGGCCCGTTCATGGTGACCGTGTGACCTGGGAGGGCAGATCTGCCCTCCCTTTTTCTTGAGGTGAGACATGGATCCGCTCGGACTGCCGCCCGCCACCGGCATCGGTCCCGATGGCATGGTGCAATTTCGTCAATCAAGCTCGCACGTCACGTTCTACTCGCGCGCCGAGCACAATCCGCAGCGCAGCGAGATCGAGGGCCGCCCGGTGTATGACGCCGTCGACTTCGTCAAGGTGTTCCATCCTGGCGAGCGCGACGTCGTCGACCGCGCCGTCACCGACATCGACAAGTACCGCTGGCCGGAGCAATGGGCGCGCTACAAGCAGCGCCAGGAGCAGGCGCCCGATGGCACGCCGCTCGCCTACCTGTTCCCGCAGAACCCCGACATCGTCGCCCAGCTGCGCCACCACCGCTTTCACACCGTCGAGCAGCTCGCCGCCGCCACCGACGTCGCCATCCAGGCGATCGGCATGGGCGGGCGGCAGTGGAGCGAGAAGGCCAGGAAATTTCTCGACGGCGCCAACAAGGCGGTGGGGTTTCACGCGCTGCAGGGCGAGCTGGAGCAGCGCGACGCCAGGATCGCGCAGCTCGAGGACGTGATCGCCAAGCAGGGGAGCATGATCGCCAAGCTGCAGGCGGCAATGACCAGCGAAGACGCCAAGAAGAAGTGACGCCATGCCGCTCCTGTCGCTGCTCGACATCGTCAACCGCGTGCAGGATGAGCTGGCGTTGCCGCGCACGGCCGCCGTTGCGGCGTCGATCGATCCCCAGGTGCGTCAGCTCTATGCGCTGGTCAATGCCGGCGGCCGTGCGATCATGACCAAGTACACCTGGGGCGGCCTGCGCACGCTGCGCACGTTCCCCACCGTCGCGGCACAGTCTGACTACACGGTGCCGGCCGACTTCGACCGGCTGGTGCCGCAGACGCAATGGGACCGCGTCAACATGCGCAAGCTCGGCGTCGACACGCCGCAGCTGATGCGCGCGCGCCTCGAGGCCGGCGTCGTGCAGTCACCGTTCAACCGCACCATCCAGCAGATCGGCCGCACCGCCATCCGCGTGTTCCCGACCCCGACCGCCGCCGGTCAGACGCTGGTCTACGAGTATGTGTCGACGAACTGGGCGCGCGCGGCCGGCGGGATCCCGCAGCCCGAGTTCCAGGCCGACAGCGACACGTCGGTGTTCGTTCCCGATCTGCATGTGCGCGATCTCAAGTGGCGGTTCCTGTCGGCCAAGGGCCTGCCGGCCGAGGCCGCCAAGCTCGAGTTCGACGACAAGCTCAAGGAGGCGATCGCCGCCGAGACCGGCATGCCGACGCTCACCATGGGCGGCGACGACGAGGACGACGGCCTGCTCGGCATCGACAACGTGCCCGACAGCGGGTACGGCGCATGAGCACCCCGGCGTACAGGTTTGGCGCGCCGCGCCGCTCGACGGCGCAGCTGCTGCAGCCCTATCGCCGGCTGTCGCAGCCGCAGTCGCTGCCGCCGCCGATCGGCGGCTGGAACATGCGCGATGCATTGCCGAGCATGGCGCCGACCGATGCGTTGCGCCTCGACAACTGGATCCCCGACACCGCGTCGGTGAAATTGCGCAAGGGCTTTGCCGCCTGGGCCACCACCACCGCCAACCCGATCGAGTCGCTGTTCGAATATGCGTCGCTCGCCGGCAACAACCGGCTCATCGCCGCGACCCCGACGCAGCTGTTCGACGTCACGGCGCAGGGCGCCGGCTCGGCCATGGCCACGGGCGCCATCACCAGCGGACGCTGGGAGGACGCGCAGCTCACCACCACCGCCGGGAGTTTTCTCTACATCGTCAACGGCGCCGACACGCCGCGCTACTACGACGGCAGCGCCTGGACCCCCAGCGGCTTCACCGGCTCGGGGCTCTCGCTGACCAACCTGTCGAACGTCATCGTGCACATGAACCGGCTGTGGTTCGTGGAGAAGAACACGCTCAATGCATGGTATGGGCCGGTCGCCGGGATCTCCGGGACGCTGACGAAATTTCTGCCGCCCTTCCGGCTCGGCGGCTCGCTGCTGGCCATGGCGTCATGGTCGCGCGACGGCGGCTCGGGACCGGATGACTTTCTCGTCATGGTGTCGAACAAGGGCGAGGCCGTCATCTATGCCGGCGTCGATCCCTCGAGCGCGACGACGTCGGCGCTGGTCGGCGTGTTCAAATTGCCCGAGCCGATCGGCACGCGCTGCTTCCTCAAGATCGGCTCGGATCTCGGCCTGCTCACCAGCCAGGGCGTGGTGCCGTTCTCGAGCGTGCTCGGGCAGTCGCAGTCGGGCGCCGGCCAGTCGGCGATCTCCAACAAGATCGTCGGCGCATTCAAGCAGTCGTACATCAGCTTCGGCACGCGCTTCGGCTGGCAGCTGATCGAGTACCCGAAGCAGAACCTGCTGATCTGCAACGTGCCGGTGGCCGAGCGTGTCACGCAGAATCAGTACGTCATGAACACCAACACCGGAGCATGGTGCCGCTTCACCGGCATCAATGCCGGCTGCTGGCAGCTCTTGCGCGACGTGCTCTACTTCGGCGGCAACGACGGCACCGTCTACCAGTACGACACCGACTACGTCGACCTCAATGTTCCCATCGTCGCCACGCTGCAGACCGCCTACTCGACATTCGGCACGCCCGCCAACAAGCACTTCGTGATGGCACGCCCGCTGTTCCTGTCGGCGCCGAGCTACGTGCCGCAGGTCTACATCCGCACCGACTATGATCAGGCGCAGCCGGCCATGGAGGTCGTGGCCCAACCCGACATCGGCTCGCCATGGGACACCTCGCCATGGGACACCTCGCCGTGGGGCACCACCCAGGTGCCGTCGCTGCCGTGGCAGACCGTGCAGGGCATCGGCATGGCCGGCTCGATCGCGTTCGCGGTGTCGGCCTCGAGCGAGGTGGTGTTCAACGGCGTCGATGTGCTGTTCACCACCGGCGGAATGTTGTGACATGGCTGAATATCAGGACGGCTTGGCGCGCCTGCTGTCGCCCGAGCCGGTGGTCAAGCTGCAGCCATGGATGAACCTGGGCAAGCTGGGCGCGCAGTATCTCGCGCCCAACGCCTACGAGTATTTCACGCGCGAACCGCCGACCGATCTGGTGCCAAACGCTGCCGGCAAGGTGCCGAGCGCACAGCCGGATGCCGCAGGCCTGGGGCTCGACGTCGCCGGTCTCATGCCGATGCCGGGAGCTGCCGGCGCCAAACTCGCCGTCGCTGGTGCAGCCGCCGCCGCCAGAGGCGCAGCGGGGCTCGCTGGTGCGGCCGAGCGCACAGCAGCTCGTGCAGCACCCGAGGAGCTGGCGCGCGTCCTGGCGCCTCCCCAGGGCATCCGCGCGTTCCACAGCTCGCCGCATGATTTCGAGCGGTTCAGCATGAGCAAGATCGGCACCGGCGAAGGCGCGCAGGTCTACGGGCGAGGCTTGTACTTTGCCGAGAACCCGAAAGTGAGCGGACAGGGCGGCGAGTACTGGCAAAATTTCATGGACCGGTTCCCGCCGTCCGAGCGCGAGGCAGCCCGGTTTCTGATCAACAACAAATTTGATCGTGCAGCGGCGAGTGCCGAGGCGGCGGAGGTTGCGCAATATTACAGGCAGAAGGCATTGGATGATCCGCTCCACCTACAAGGCAACTGGAACACGCGCGCCGGGATGATCGAGCGAGCGCGCGACGTGCTGATGAGCGAAAAACAGATCATCGGCCCGCGCACCTACGAGGTGAACATCCGCGCGCAGCCCGAGCAGTTCCTCGACTGGGACAAGCCGTTTGGTCAACAGTCGGCGGCGCTGCAGGAGGCGTTGCGCTCGCCGTTGCAGGCGCAACTCGATCGGCAGGCGGCAGCTCGCCGCACAATTTTGGAGCGCGGCACCGATGCTGCAGGCCGCCCGCTGCATCCGGCAGACATCATGCGGTTCAGCGAGCCGGTGTCATCGATTGAGAATGTTGCCGGTTCCGACGTCTACAAACGCCTGGGCCTGCCCGCCGTAAATCGCGAAGCAGGATCCCTGGCGTCGACCCAGCGCCTGCGCGAAGCAGGCATCCCCGGCATCAGGTATCTCGACGCGGGCTCGCGCACGTCGGTTGATCAGTTGAGGATTGATCTCGCCGATCAACAGAGCCGGCTGGCCGAAGCTGTTGCCGCGCGCGATGCAGGCAGACCCACAATCTACAACACCAATGTTGACGACGTGATCAACCTGCACCAGGGCATGGTGAACGATCTGACCAAACAGATAGCCTCACCGCCCACCTCCAACTACGTCGTCACCGACGACGCGATCATCGACATCCTGCGCAAGTACGGTCTCGCGGGCACGGCCGGCGCTGTCGGCGCGGCCGGTGTCGCGCGTGATCAAGGTGGCATGTGATGGCAGAGTATCAGGACGATCTCGCGCGCCTGCTGATGCCGCCGCAGCAACAGCCGGTGCTCACGCTGCGCGACATCGCCAAGTTCATGGCGCCGAACACCTACGAGTATTTCGCCGGCACGCAGCCGGCGCCGAGCATGACGCCGAACCTCGCCGGCAAGGTGCCGAGCGCACAGCCCGACATCGGCATGGCGGCGATCGAGGGCGCCGGATTTCTGCCGACGCCGGGAGCTGCTGCCCTGAAGCTCGGCATGGCCGGCACTGCCGCCGCTAAGGGCCTGGGGCGGCTCGCTGGTGCGGCGGAACGAGCGACGGGCAAGGCAGCACCCGAGGAGCTGGCGCGCGCACTGACGGCGGCCGAGAGGCGCGCGCCGCTGGCGGATGCACCGTACCCGCAGTACGCCGAACGCTACCCTGAGACGGGACCGGGCGTGCCGACGCCAGACCCTGAGACGGGCAAGATGTTTTTGGCGAAAGAGCTGACGCCCGAGGCAAAGGCTTTCGAAAAAACCCGCGCCGCCATCATCAAGGACATGAAGCAGAAGGGCTACACGCCCTACTTTGATCCGCGCGAGCGGTTCTACGCTGACGCGCCGAGCTATCCGCCGAATGTTGACACGCTCACCATCGTCCCGAAGAAGCAGGCGACGATCGACAAGGACATGGCGACCATCGGCAGCGAGGCTACTCGCGAGCGGCTGCGCCAGGGCTATGCGCGCGGGCTGATGATCCCAGAGAGCGGCGATTGGTATGCGGTCGGGCAGCTCGAACAGGAGGCGAAAAAACAACTCGGGGCAAGAGCTGGTCGCGAAGGCTTCAAGGACTTCGCCACATCAATGTCGTCCACCACAGGCGGTGCCAATCCAGAATCGAACCTGCTCATGGCGCAATATGTCCGTTATCTTCGCGGCCACGATCTGCCGTATCCGGTGGGCGCCTATGAAATGCCGTTCCCGATTGGCGGGCGCTACGCCACCAAAAATATCGAGATGGACAAAAGGATTTTTGATGAGGGCGGCTACCGTGCGCTCGGCGAGGGCAACCCGAAGCGACATGATTTTGCTCAAGCCATCATGGGCAACCGCAACGTCGCCGTGATGGATGAGCAGATGACGGGCGGCATGACGCCCGGTCTCGCCATGCCGCCACCCGGCAAGTACGGGCTCTACGCACGAGTGGCGCAGGAGGAGGCGGCCAGGGCGGGCGTCCCGCCTGCCAACCTGCAGGACGTCGCCTGGGCCGGTTTCAAGGACATGAAGGAAGGCAAGCCACTCATCTCGTACATCAACGACGCTATCGAGCGCACGCACCGCCTCACCGGCATGCCGCGTGACGAGATCGTCAGGCGCGGCCTCGCCGAGGGCAAGATACCTATTTACGGCGCAGCGGGACTACTTGGCCTGCAGGGGCTTCGGCAGCCGGGAGGCGGCGAGTAGCCGCCCCCCAGTCGTAAGGATCCAGCTCCTCGATGATGGGACCAGCGAGTTCATAGCTGTAGCGCAGACCGGTCAGCTCGCGCTGCACGAGCTGACGCTCGGTGCTGTCTTCAGGCGCTGCATACTTGCGCCTGACCAGCTCGGCGATGATCGCCTCCAGCTCCTGCTCGGTCATTTCACGTCCTCCGGTTTCAGCTCGAGCTTGATCATCAGGCGCAGCAGCATGGCGACGCTCTCGGGGATCGCGTGCTCGCCGAGCGCCCAGCTCTGGCCGACGCGCGGCGAGCGGCCCATGAATATGCCGGCGGCCTCCTGCGAGAGGCCGAGCGTGGCAATGGCTCTGCGGTACTGAGCGGGTGTCATCGTCCGCTCTCCTCCCATGCTTGCTGCGTACCCATGTGCTTCTCCTCGATGGTCGTGTCGCGCAGCACGGTGTTGCGCACAATTCTGGCGGCGTCCTCCCATGCACTTGCCTCGCCCAAGTAGCGGAAGCGCGCGCGCTTGAGGGCAGCGCGCTCGGCGTGCCCGCGCATCTCGGCGGCGCGCTCCTCGAAATGCTGCGCCAGATCAGCCAAGCTGGTGGCGGTGTAGCGGGTGGTTATGCTCATCGTGCAGGCCTCCTCTTGAGCTGCGCCTCGATCTCGCGCAGCTCGCGCTCCAGCGGCTCATAGTCGGACGGCTTGGCATGGCGCCAGCCGTCGCGCGACAGGTCGGACAGTATGTTGACGATGACGCGGCGGCGGTTCGTGAGTTGAGTTTGCGTCCGCATGTTCAGCTCCTCTGAGGTGATCACGGTGCGCTTGCTGATGATCTTCGCGGTCGCTGCCAGCTTCTGCACGGTGTCGACCCAGGTGCCGGTGTTGTTGCTCGTCATGTTCAGTTCTCCTCGTGGTGTGGGGTGATGGAGTGTCGCCGCTCACGCGGCGACCTCCGGGGCTTTCCAGACGTCGTAGCGGTGCTGCTGGTGATCCAGCTCGAGCGTCAGGCTCTCGATCTCGCGCAGCAGAACGGTGAGCTGCTGCCGCTTGACATGGTCGAACGTGTACATGCCGTACTTCATCAGCGCGGGGTGCTCGGCGTACTCCGCATCGAACGTCGCGCGCGTCACGTCGAGGCGCACGGTCTCGCGCCGGTCGTAGCCAAGGCGGCGCGTGTAGGTGAACGTGGCCGGCGCCAGCTCGCCCTCGATGTTGGAGCGCAGCTGCGCGATGCGCTCGAGCTGGGCCGTGACGTTGGTGATGTAGAGACCGAGCCGATCGCGCGCGACTTCATACGGTTGATGGCGCGCGCCAGGGCACGATGATGTCTGCCAGCCGTCGCGGCGCAGGTAGCCGTGGTGCGCGATCTTGCCCGACTTGGCTTTGATGGCGCGAGCGCAGATCTGGCAGTGGGTGGTGAAGGCAGTCATTCCCAGCTCCTCTTGGTTCAAGATCCCGCTTTATACGCTGTTTCAGCGTATACGTCAATCCCGCGTATCGGGGCCTTAACCAGCTGTTAATGCGAAGGAAAAATGCGCAGAATCGGCTCCATCCTGCTCGACGTGGATGTGGCGGTCGCCGAGTACGTGGCGGCGCGCATCCCCGGCATCAGCTTCGACCGCTGCGTCGGGATCGGCGTGGTGCGCGACGATCGCTTCGTCGGCGGCGTCGTGTTTCACAATTTTCGCGGCTGCGATGTCGAGGTGGTCGGCGCCTTCGACGATCCGCGCTGGGCGTTGCCGGGAACGCTGCGCGCGCTGTTCGCCTATCCGTTTGTCACGCTCGGCTGCGTGCGTCTCACTGCCATCGTTCAGCGCAACAACAAGCGCGCGCGTCGCCTGTGCATCGGGCTCGGCTTCAAGCTCGAGGGCGTCGCGCGCAAAGCCATCGACGGAAAACAGGACGCGATGATCTACGGCATGCTTCGCGAGGAGTGCCGATTTTTGAGGACACCGCACAATGGGCAAGAAGAGCACGCCCGCCGCGCCGCCTGCGCCTGATCCCTACGCCACCGCGCAGGCGCAGACGCAGAGCAATCTGCTCACGGCGCAGGCCAACAGCATCATCGGCAATGCCGACGAGACCACGCCGTGGGGCACGGTGCGATACACCCAGCTCCCGTCCGTGCGTGTCGGCGGCCAGGGCGGTGCTGGTGCCGGCGCTGGCGGCGGCTACGGTCTCTACAACGGCATGCCCAACATCTTCGGGCGCAGCGGCGGCACCACCGATGCCGGCGGCTACGACGTGCCGCGTTTCGAGCGCACCGTCACGCTGTCGCCGACCGAGCAAAGAAAATTCGAGCAGCAGCAGCAGCTCGGCATCGACCTCAACGAGCTGGCGCTCGGCCAGACCCGGCGCGTCGGTGATGTGCTCGGCCAGCCGATCAATGCCGAAGGATTGCCCGAGCGCGTGACGTCGCTCGGCGCGCTGCCCGAGCTGCAGGGCTTCAATCTCGCGCGCACCAGCGACGTCGGCGACATCCAGCGGCAGCTCGGCCCGACCGATTTCTCGGCTGATCGCCAGCGCGTCGAGGACGCGCTCTATGCGCGCCTCAACCCGCAGCTCGAGCAGGAGCGCACCTCGCTCGAGACCAACCTCGTCAACCAGGGTTTCCAGCGCGGCACCGAGGCGTTCAACGAGGCGATGAACCAGTACGGCCGGCAGGCCAACGATGCGCGCATGGGCGTGATCAGGGCCGGCGGCGACGAGCAGTCGCGACTGTTCCAGCTCGCGCTGGCGCAGGGGCAGTTCGCCAACACCGCGCAGCAGCAGGCCTACGATCAGATGATCGGCGCCGCCGGTTTCAACAACGCCGCGCAGCAGGCCGAGATCGAGCAGGCCAACCAGAACCGGCTCGGCCTGTACGGGCTCGGCGCGCAGGCGGCCGATTTCCAGAACCAGCAACGACAGGCGGCGCTGCAGGAACGACTGGCGCTGCGCAACCAGCCGCTCAACGAGGTCTCCGCGCTGATGTCGGGCGGGCAGGTTTCGATGCCGAATTTTCCCCAGTACCAAGCCGGCCAAGTCGCCGGCACACCGGTCGGCGATTACGTCTACCGCAGCGCCGATCTGCAGAACCAGCAATATCAGGCTGCACTCAATCGGCAGGCGCAGGAGCGTGCCGCACTCTATGGCGGCATCGGCTCGATCGCCGGCATGGGCCTGTACGGGCTCGGCAGTGGCGGGTTCTTCAAACCGAGGTAAGTCATGGCAGATGGAGATCCTGGCGCATGGGCCGGTGTTTTTGGTCCTGGCACGCCGGCCGATCAGCGCAGGCGCATGGCAGCGATGCTGCTCAAGGGCGCCATGGACACCTCGCCGACGCCGTCGTTCGCGCAAGCGCTCGCGCGCGGCCTGTCGGGCCTCATGGGCGGCCTCGAGCTGCGTGCCGCCAACGAGGCCGATCGGGCCTACTACACAGCGCTCGCCGACAATCCGGTGCTGCGCGCCGGCACCACGCCGCCTGCGGTGTCGACCGCGCCGCCGGTGCCGCCGGTGTCGTCGGCGCCGACCACCAAGCCGGCGGTGCCGCCCGACACGTCAGTGACGCTGCCGGGTCAAGAGCCGGTGCCCGAGATCTACCCGCCGCCACCGAGGCGCGGCCTGGGCGACATCAAGAACCTGTCGTCGCCGGTCTCGAGCTTTACCGACGAACCAAACCCGCAGGCGAGCCCGCTCGACACCGCGCCGTATCCTGCCGGCCCGGTCGGCGCCCCGCCGGCCGCGCCCACCAGCGGCTTCGGCAACGTCAACGTGCCGGCGCAGTATCGCGACCTCATCACCCGCTCGGCCGAGGCGAAGAACCTGCCGCCGCAGCTCCTCGCCCAGCTGCTGCGCCAGGAGAGCGGGTTCAATCCGCGCGTGGTCAGCTCGGCCGGCGCCCAGGGCATCGCCCAGCTCATGCCGCCAACCGCGCGCGGGCTCGGCGTGCGGGATCCCTTCGACCCCGAGCAGGCGATCCCGGCTGCAGCTCAATATCTCGCCGAGGGCCGCGACCGGTACGGCGGCGACCTCTACCGCGCCGCGCAGTACTACCATGGCGGTCCCAACACCGGCATGTGGGGGCCGAAGACGCGCGCCTATGCCGACATCGTCACGCGCGGCATTGCCACACCGCCGGCAGGAGGCGGCGCCACGGCGCTCTCAGGCCCGCCGGTTGAGCCGGAAGGCATCCAGGCGATCAATGCTGCGCTGTCGCTGGCGCCCGCCAATCAGCCCGTGGGCGCCACCGCGACGCCGCCGCAGCCGCAGGGCACCCAGCTCGCCCAGGCCACCCAGGCGGCGCCGCCGAGCGCCGCGCGGCCGGCGTCGCTGGTGGACGCTCCCGATCAGGCAGCGCTCAAGCGCGTGCCGCCCGAGATCCGCACCTATGCCGACAAGCTGATCGCCGCCGGCCGGCAGAGCGGCGACGTGCGCCTGCTGCAGGAAGCGCAGCGCGTGCTGCAGCCGTACATGACGCCCACCGAGTGGACGAAATTCAACGACCGCCTGATCATGGACAAGACCGGCCGCTTCGCGCTCGCGCCCAACATCGCGCCGGATTTCACGCACCAGTCGGAGCTGCGCAAAGAGATCGGCGGCCTGCCCGAGGTGAAACGCTACAGCGAGGCGTCGACACATTTTCGCGGCATGAACCGGGCCGGCGACACGGCAGCCGGCGACATCGCGTTCGTCTACGGCATCGCCAAGATCTTCGATCCCGACAGCGTGGTGCGCGAGGGCGAGATGAAGCTCGCAGCCGGCGCGCAGTCGATCCCCGAGCAGATCCAGGGCTGGATGCGCAAGGCGGTGATGGGCGAAGGACGACTGACGCCCGAGCAGCGCGGCGCGATCATCGATGTCTCGCGTCAGCGCATGGAGGAGCTGCAGGGCGCGTACCAGGGCCGCGTCGAACCCTATCGCGGGCTCGCCCAGCGCAACCAGATCAACCCGGAGGACATCCTGCCGGTGCTGCCCGAGCTGCCGGCGCTGCCGTCACCGCGCCCGACGCTCAACACGCCGTTGCCGGCGCCGACCGGCCGCCAGAGCGCGCCGCAGGGATTGCTGGATCCCAATAGCTTCACTTACGGCGCGCCCACGGTGAGGCCCGGTGGGAGCTATACTTGGACGGCGGGTGGAGGTCTGCGATGACGATCAACGTCACCGGCCCAGGCGGCGTCGTCGTTCCGTTCCCCGACGACACCGACGCCGAGACCATCGATCGCACGATGCGGCAGAGATTTGGCAGCGAGCCGCCTGACTTCATGCTGCAGAAACAGCCGCTCGTCGCGCCACCCGGTGCGCCGGCCGGCTATGTCGACCAAGCCATCCAGGGCATGCCGATCGCGGGACCGGCGCTGCAGATGGGCGGTGCTGCGCTCGGCGCCGCAGTGCAGCCGATGCTCGGGCAATTGCCCGACACGACCTTCGGCCAACGCTACGACGCCAACCTCGATTTTCTGCGCCGACGCTCGCAGCAGTTCGAGCAGGCAAACCCCGCCGGCTCGCTCGCCGCCAACGTCGCGGGCGGTCTCGCTGCCGGCGGCGGGGCGGCGACGACGCAGCTCGGCGCGCGTGCGCTCGGCATGGTCGGCGGCCTGCCCGAGCGCGTCCTCCAGGGCAGCGTGGGCGGTGCCGGCATCGGGGCGGCCGACGCAGCGCTGCGCGGCCAGAGCCCAGCGGTAGGCGCCATCACCGGCGCCGGCCTGGGCGCCGCCGGCCCGATCGCCGGCCAAGCTGTCGGCGGCTTGACCGGCGCCGGCATGCGCAACCTGCCGCTGCCGGGACCGCTGCAGGGCTTCGAGCGCGGCGCCGTCAGCAAGGTGGCGCGCGCAGCTGGCGATGACGCCATCCAGGCCGAGGCCATGCGCCGGATGGGGCCGGCAGGCATGCTGGTGGATCTCGGGCCGAACCTGCGCCTGCAGGGTGAGGCGCTGGCGACGCAGCCAGGGCCGGCGAGCCGCATCATGCAGCAACCGCTGCAGCAGCGCTTCGACACGGCCGGCGCGCGCATCAGCCAGGGCGTCGATGAGGCGCTCGGCCCGCAGCAGAATTTTCGCGAGACGATGACGCGCGCAATTGCCGAGCGTCGCGCTGCCGCCGATCAGTTCTACGGGCAGGCGTGGCAGGTGGCGCGGCCGGTCAATGTCACGCCCGCCATCGACTACATCGATGCCGTCAGGCGGCCAGGAGCGTCAGGCGTCATCTCGCAGGGCCAGGGTCCGCTCCCCACCGACCTCGAGCAGGCGCTCGGCAATGTGCGCCAGCAGCTCGCCGGTGCCAACGGCGCACAGCGCACCGACGCGCAGCAGCTCCACCTCGTCAAGCAGTCGCTCGACGACATGATCGACGCAGCAGCTCGAGCTGGTCGCGGCAACGAGGCCAACCACATCGCCCAGGTGCGCAACCGCGTCGTCGATGCGCTCGACACCGCGACCACGTACCTGCCACCCGGCAGCAACAGCGGTCAGCCGATCAGCCTCTATCGCGAGGCGCGCACGCGCTACCGCAGCGACAGCGCTATCGTCGATGCGCTCGATGAGGGCCGCGAGCTGTTCAGGCGCAGCACGCGCCCTGATGATCTCACCGAGCGCGTGCGCGACATGTCGCAGGCCGAGCGGCTGATGTTCCGCGTCGGTGCGCGCGATGCGGTCGACGAGGTGATGGGCAATGTGCGCAACGATGCGCTCGGCGCGCGCACGCTGTTTCAGAAGGAGTGGAACCGGCAGAAGCTCGAGGCGGTCATCGGCCCCGATCGCGCGCAGCAGCTGTTCAACATCATCGACCGTGAGAGCAGGATGGCGGAAAGTTTTGGCGCCATCCAGCGTGGCTCGCAAACGCGGGGCCGCATGGCGGCCGGCGAGGAGTTCCCCAGCTCGGTCGCGCCCACCAAGACCACGTTTGCAAACCCGACGACGCTCGGGCTCGTGGAGCTGGCGGGGAAGAAGGCAATCAATGCGCTGCGCGGCAGTGCCCAGGCCACACGTCTCGATGCCGAGACCCGCGATGCGGCGCGCCTGCTGACGCGGCAGGGCACGGGTGACGACATGGCGGCGCTGGTCGACGCGCTGCGCACGGTGCAGGCGCGCAACGCCAGCGGCGTGCCGGGAGCTGTGCGCGACATTGCAACGCTGGGGGTGACGTCGCAGGAGGCGAACCCGTTGGCGCGCGAGCGGACGCGCCGGATGCTGCCGAACTATCTGCGGTAAGGCGAGCGCGGCTCGGGAAGCATTGCCAGCCCGCACACAGCGGCGATCACTGCGGCGCCGATCGCGTACCACAGGCCATAGGTCTCCCAGATCCACACGAACAGCAGCACGGCTCCCCACAGCAGCGCGGCGATGACCAGCAACCACGCCATCGCGCGCACGGCGAACGTGAAGCAGTGCGCGAGCACACGATCCGTCCTGTCCAACCACGTCAGCATCTTCGTCAGCATCCCGGTGATCCTCCGTCGCCGGAATTATAGGGCATGCCAAAATGGCATACAATGGGTCTGGGGTATTCAACCGCCTGTACAATTGGGTGACCGATGCTGCCGGTGGCATCAAGATCCTGGCGACCAAGATGGATGCGGAGATGGACGGCATGGCCACCGGCCTGTCGACCGCCATCTGCCGCGACGGGCAGTCGACGTGCTCGGCGCGCATTCCGTTTGGAGCCGGCATCCGCATCAACACCGGGACGATAGGGTCACCGTCGATCAATTTCGAGGGCGACCTCACGAGCGGCATCTGCCAGGGCGGCGCCGGTCAGGTCGTGCTGGTGTCGAGTGGCGGCGAAAGGCTGCGCACACTCAGCACCGGCGTGCAGATCAACGGCGCGATGACGGCATCGAGCGACTTCACGCTCGGCGGCCGGGTGTTCATCCCCATGGGAGCAGTGAACGCTCCCGCCATCGCATTTTCCAGCGATCCCGATACCGGCATCTTCACTGGCGTGGCGGATCGTCTTTCGATTGCCTGCGGCGGCGCGGGGATTCTCACTGCGTTGTCGACCGGCGTGAACATCACCGGCCTGATCAACACCACCAACCTCAGCATCAACGGCACGACCGGCAACTTCGTCGTCAACACCGACAAGTTCACCATCAATCAGGCGAACGGCAACACGGCAGTCGGCGGCACGTTGAGCGTCAGTGGCACGACGACGCTGTCGAGCGCCCTGACCGTGTCGAGCGGTGGCGTGACGCTCACCACTGGCGGTCTCACGCTCTCGAACGGCAACCTCACGGTCACGACCGGCAATCTCACGCTCTCGAACGGCAATGTCTCCGTCACCGGCACAGTGAACGCGACGACGGTGCAGCAGGGCGGCGCGCCGATCATGCCACCCGGCGTCATCATGCCCTATGCGGGCGGGTCGCCGCCGGCCGGCTGGTATGAGTGCAATGGGGTGGCCTACAACACCACGACCGACGCGGCGCTGTTCGCCGTCATCGGCTACGTATACGGCGGCTCGGGCGCATCCTTTCAGGTGCCCGACCTCCGGGGCCGCACGATCTTCGGCGTGGAGACCTCGCCCAACCTCATCGTTCCCGCCACCGGCATCCCCAGCAATCAGCTCGCTGGCATCGGCGGCGTGAGCATGCACCAGCTCACGCAGGCGCAGCTGCCCAACGTCAGTTTGAGCATGACCATCCCGGCGGGCGAGGGCTCGCACACGCACGACGCCACTGCCACCGGCACCATTTCGTTTTTGCGCAATGGCTCGGGTCAGCCACCGGCCGCAGGCAGCGGCGGCTCGGGCGGTCTCGCCGGGGTGCCGATCAGCACCAATACGTTGCCGCAGATTGGGCCGGGGAACTGGGTGTCGTTGGGCGGCAGCGGCACATCACACCAGAACATGCCACCGTGCATGATGCTGCGCTGGATCATCAAGCGGTGAGATTGAGCGCATGCCTTTCAGCGGCACCACGTTCACCAAGATCTACAACTGGCTCGCCGAGCTGATCCGCAACGAGAAGATCTTCAACGCGCGCCTCGATGATGAGTTGAGCGGCATCGCCACCGGGCTGACGCAGCTCGCCACCGGCGCGGTCGGCCCTGGTGGCAACGCCATCCAGAAGGATGGCAGCACGACCACCACCGCCAGCATCCCGTTCCAGCTCGGCGCCACGCTCGGGTCGAGCCCGCCGGCCGGCGACAACACGCTCAAGGTTCCGACCACGGCGTGGGTGAATCAGGCGACTGCGGAGTCGTGCGGGCGGCTCATCTACGTGAGCCCGACGCAGATCAAGTTCATACCGTTCAACGGCGACCGCATAAAAATAAACGGGCTGTGGGAGTGGATCCCGGCGGCCGGGATCACGCTCGCCAACACCAGCGTGATAATCAACGGCGCAGCTGGCCAAAATCTGGTCGCCGACAACGACTACCTCGTGGCGATCAGCGGCGGCGGCACCACGCTGACTTTTTGGGGACCGGGCGCGTTCTCGCATGCGCCGTCGACCACACCGGGCAACGTCGGCACCGAGATCGTTGCCGGGTCGGATTCGATCTCGCTCGTCGGCATGATCCGCGCCAACGGCAGTGCGCAGTTTTTCGACATGGGCGTGGTGTCGTGGTTCAACCGGCGAACCAAGGTAGCGAAGGCGGCGATCACCAGCACCACGACCACCACCAGCACCACTCCCGGCACCGAGCTGACCACCGCGCTGCGCGTGCCGTTCGCCACCTGGGCCGAGGAAGGCGTTGTGGCAATCATTGGCGGCGCCGCCTACCCGTCCGCTCTCGTCAACGCCCGCATCGTCTGCAGCATCAGTTTCGACAGCGGGCCGACCGAAGCACCGAGGACCACCTTGCAGGCCGAGACCACCAATCAGTCCTACAAGAACATGGCGGTGACGGTGATAAAAAATCTGAGTGAAGGCGGGCACTACGCAACGATGTGGGCGTTCGTCGGCAATACGCAGACCGGCACGTTCGATCTGGAGAACCCGGCGACCGTGATGGTCATCACGCAAGGATAGCAGCCATGGCAACACCGAAGAGGATGGTGCTCGATCTCTCGCACCACAACATCGTCAACGACTGGCAGCAGGTCGCCGACGCCGCGATCATCGGGGTCATACACAAAGCATCAGAGGGGTCAACCTACAAGGACCCTAAGTACGATGGGCGGCGCTCGGGCTGTCGCGAAAAGGGCATCGAGTGGGGCGCGTATCATTTCGCCACCGCCTCGCCGGTTGATGAGCAGGTCGAGAATTATCTCGTCGCTGCAGATCCCGACAAGGACACGATGCTGGTGCTCGACTGGGAGCCGTATGGTGACAACACCATGTCCGTCTCGGCCGCGAAGGAATGGATCACGCAGGTCGAGCAGCGGCTCGATCGTCCTGGCGAGGTGGTGATCTATTCGGGAAATTTGGCGAAGGAGGAACTCGACGCGAGCGATACGTTCTTCGGCGCGCGGCGGCTGTGGTTGGCGCAGTACGGCAGCACGCCCAAGGTCGAGCCGCCGTGGTCCAAATTTTTTCTTTGGCAGTACTCTGACGGGCAAACAGGGCCAGAGCCCAAGGGCTGTCCCGGCGTGCAGGATCCTGTCGACACCAACTCGTTCAACGGCAGCGCCGAGCAGCTGCGCGCCGAATGGGCGAGCGGTGAAGTCGAGCCGGCACCCACGCCCACGCCCAGGCCGGTGGTCACGGTCACCGTCCAGGCGCCGGCCGGCGTCAAGGTCGTGGTGCATACCGAGGAGGTGTGAGATGGGCGCCGTCGAGGAAGGCGGCAAGGTCGCGAGCGGCATCGTTGAGGGCCTGAAAAGCTCGCCGGTCATCCTCGCGATCATCGTGCTCAACGTGATCTTGGTCAGCGCTGCTTTGTATTTTCTCAACACCCTGGCCGAGAACGCGCGCCATCATCGCGAAGATCTGATGAAGCAGAACGCCGCGCAGTTCGAGCAGCTGGTGCGGCTGTGCCAGCAGTCGCGCGACTACCGTCTGCAGAGCGACGACCCGCCGACCGACAAATAAAAAACCGCGCCCCAGGTTTCCCCAGGGCGCGGCCCCGATCGTCAGCCGTTGCGGATGGCCTCGAGCGCCGCCTTGCCGGTGAGCGGCCAGCGCTTGGTGTCGCCCCGGCGAGCTGCGGCCCTGCGCTCGTCACCGCCGCGCTTCTTGGTCTTCGTGCGCTGCTCCTGCTCGGCCAGGATCTCCGCTCGCGCGGCGGCATCCTTGGCCTCGCCCTCCTTCTTGCGGCGCAGGAAGTCGGGCATGTCGTCGGCGACCATGGCTGCAGCGAACTGCTGCAGCTGCTCGCGCGCGGTGTCCGATCGCACGGCCGGCTTGGGTGCCGGCGCCGGCTGCGGTCGCGGCGGCTTCTCGAGCCGCACGATCTTGCGCTCGAGCCGCTTGATCGTCTCGGTGTAGCGCGCGATCATCGCGAGGTAGCGCTCGCGCGTCTCGCGGGTGGCCGCCAGGGATTTGCGGGCCTGCGTCAGACGTCGCTCGCGCAGAGAGGTGGTCTCTGTCATCTTGGTATCTCCACGTTGTCAAACAGCCTGCGGCGTGTGTCCTCACGTCGCAGGCACATTCTAGCAAACGCACTTTCTATAAATTTGATTTAGGGTCGAATTGTCCGACGCGACCCCTTGCGCCACCGAGACAACTTGCTCGAAAAAAAAGTGCTAGGTGCAGTGGTTGCTGTATTTCATGGCCGCCGCGCGCTTGCCGGAATGCAAGAAGTGCCTGCGGCATCGGTGTAACAATATGTGATACCGGGTCGCATTGCCCTACCTCCCCACCTCCCTCCCCATGTACGTCCACCGGGTAGCTAACAGGCTGCACACTTGCAGATTGTTGCGGGATCCTACACTCTTGTCGCCGCTAGGCGAGTCACTTGAATGGGAGAGCCTTTATGGCATCACACCACGGCAAGCTCTTTGACCTTTTGGCAGGTCACATCCTCGAGACGTCCAGGCTGAAGCCTGTCCTAGACTTCCTCATGCAAGCGGAGAGTGGCGCCGTGGCAACGCTGGTGGCGTCCGATCCGGCGCAAGTGCGTGCGCGCGCCACGCCACTGCTCGAGGGGCCGCGTCCCCGCCATCTCGACGATCTGATCCTGGCGCACCTGAAAACTCACGGCGGCTCGATCACCGTTGAGGAAGGAAGGCGCATCGCAGTCGCGGCCGGCTATTCGCCCAAGACCATTGGTGGAGCGCTTCATGTGCTCGCCAAAGCTGGACAGCTGGAGCGTGTCGGCCGCGCGCAATATGCGCTCGCGAAGACCAACGGCGCGGCAGCAGCGGCGAAGAAGACGCAGCACGCAGCCGGAAAGAAGAAGCTCAAGAAGAGCTACAAATTTGTTGGTAGTGACCCGGTCATCAAAAAACTGAAGAAGAAACTAGAGAAGAGGCAGCGCCAGGACCGCACGCACGATGGACGCTCGCGCCTGGACGTTGCGCGGGACTACGTCAAGACCGTGCCGGCCGAGATCGAGTTTTCGACAGCCAAGCTCGCCGAAGTGTTGGAGAGTGAAGGCTTCTCTGGAGCCAGCAGCGGCATCCAATTTGTCACCAAGAGGCTGGTGGGCGAGGGCGTCCTCAGGCAAGGCGCGATGCGCGGCAGATGGTTGGCGCGCGGCGCCCAGGCCAGGGAGTGAGCGATGTCGTTACTCAAACTCTACAAGGCGTACAATTTCACCGACAAAGATCCGATCATCGACAAGCTGCGCACACTGTTCCAGGCCGCCAAGGCGCACAACAAGAAGCTCTCCTACAAGGTGATTGCCGAGCAGAGCGGCATGAGCACCACCACCATGTACAACTGGTTCGACGGCAAGACGCGCCGGCCGCAGTTCGCGACAGTGATGGTGTTCGTGCGGGCGCTCGATGCGGATCTCGCCATTGTGCGGACCAACGAGGACGGCACACGCACCGTGATGCAGATCACCAAGCGCGGCTCGCCGATCGCGCGGACGAACGGCAAGGGCAAGGTCGCGGAGAAGAGGGCGGCGGCATGACCGAGGCGACCATCGATTCCATAACGGCGGACATCAGGCATCTTTGCGGCGATGAAAAAGCAAACGATGTTGCGCTCGCCTGCGCGCTTCTTATAGCCCAGATCATCTGCAGCGTGGCGACGGACCACGACGACGCGATGAGCAAGGTGGCGACAGTACATGCGGCCCTCCTCGAGGCGGTGAACCACCAATTCGGGATCCGGCCGCAATGAAGATCACCTGGGTCGATCGCGAGCGCGAGCCGCAAAGCCCACCGAACCCCGATTATCCCGATGGCATCAACATTGATGTGTCGCACGGTGCCAGCTCGATTTGCGTTGCCAACCTGCCCTACCCCGCCAAGCGCTGCGGGCTGTATCTCGTCAAGTGCGAGGTGTGCGGCACCACCGCCCTCGTCACGACAGCGGGGCGGCTCGACGATCCGCGCTCGGTGACAATGGCGTGTCAGCGGGAGGGCAGGCATGACCCCACAAAAAAAGGGGGCGGTCGAAACCGCCCCCCGGTCGATCAGTAGCATTGAGTGTTGCATATCCGTTGATTGCCAACGTTGTAACAATTCGTTGTGCAATACCGGGCATATGCGGTCGACGACGCAATCAGGCCGCCGATCATCAGGACAGCAAACACGATCTTCATCTTCATCCCCAGTCCTCCAATCTGATTTGGGACGAGCGGATGATAATCCAGTTTTGGCATAGCGCTGGATATGGGGAACTACTTAATCGGGGCGGCTCGAGGCGTGTGTAAGTTCGCGCCCTGGGCGCCGCAGAACCCCAACAAGCCATGGGTCACCACCGGGCCTGTGTGTAACCCTAAGTGCCCGTAATCAAAGGCCTGTCACCATAATTCGGGATAGTGCTCACCACCCGGCGCCAACCCCTGCGCCACAGGCACTTCTGCGATTTGTGTGTAAGCCTGGGTTGCCGATGTGTTCATGGGCGTGTGTAAGTCTCACCACTACCCGTTCTCTCCATATTGCCCCATGGCGCACTCTGGCGCAGGGCCAGCATGGTGCCGCGCACGAACCAGCGGAGCTGCTGGCGGGTGATGCCGGCGGCGGTGATGGCCTCGATCATGCCGGGGCTGTTGGCGAGCCCGAAGTCGAGCGCCGGTTCGAACCGGCGTGGGTCGTATTCCGCGCGGAGCCATCGGCGCGGCTGGCGGGGCGGCGGCAGCATGGCGTTCCTCCCATTGAGCACCCGGCCTTGGATCTATGCCCTGGCGCGCGGCCTGTCCATGCGCAACTGGCCCATCAGGTGGCCCATAGGCGCGCAGCGGGGCGCGCTGGTGCGCTGAAATGCGAACCGCCGGCAGGAGGATCCCCCTCCTGCCGGCGGCCTGGGCGGCCCTGGCTGCTTGTCCTGGCTCAGGCGGCCAGCTGCGCCTCACCCTGGGCCTTGAGCTTCGCGGCGTAGATCGTCTCGGCGCGCTTCCACAGCCGGGGCGAGGCCTTCTGCCATGCGTCCATTGCCGCCTTGGCGTTGTCGAGCTTGATGACGCCCTTCTTGTAGGTCTCGAGCGACTTGGGATCGCGGTGGCCGGTGATCGACGTGATCAGCGGGTCGGGACAACCGGCGCGCACCAGACAATGGATGGCGTTGGCGCGCAGCCCGTGCGTCGTCAGCTTGACCACATCGGCGCGACCGTTGGCGATTGCCTTGATGCGCTTCTTGATCGAGATGCTGATGCCGCTGCCGTCGCGATCGGCGGCGCCGTACTGGTTGACGACGATGAACCCGTGCTCGTGGCGCTCGGTGACCTCGTCGAGCACCGCCTGCAGCTGCGGCGCCACCGGGATGTCGACCGGCTCGTCGGTCTTGACCTGCGCCTTGACCTTGACCCAGCGCGCACCGTCCTCGTCGGTCCACAGCGACGTCCACTTCATCTGCGCCACGTCGCTGACGCGCTGGCCGGTGTACAGGCACAGCATCAGGCACAGCCGCTCGCGCAGCGAGGCGCCGTCGAGATACTCGAGCACGATCTCGAGCGGCCACGCCTCGTTGCTCGTCTTGTCGAGGTGGACCATGCGCAGCCCGACCGCCGGATTGGGGATCTGCGCGATGTCCTTCATGAACATCACCTTGACGGCGAAGTTCCACAGCATGCCCACCATCATCACCATGTGGTCGGCGCGCGACTTGCGGCCCTTCTCGCCACCGTTCTTGAGCTTGATCTTCTGCTTGGCGATCACACCCTGCACCGTGGCGATGCACTCGGGATCGATGTGCTTCATCATGTAGCCGGCGAGCGGACCCTTGCGCGTCTGGTAGGCCAGCAGCTCCTCCATCGAGCGGCGGTAATCATCCCGCGTGTTCTGCGCGTGCCGCAGGTAGGAGATCTCATCCTTCATGAAGCGGTTGATGACGAAGCCGAGCGTGCCCGCCGCCCACGCCACGCTGGCGACTTCCGGCTTCGGGCTCTTGCCTTCGGCGACGCGGTCGTAGCAGGCGCGCCATGCGTTGTAGAAATCCTGATTGGTCAGCGCGGCGAGTTTTACCTGCGTGCCGTTGTCGGCGCTCATGCGCAGGAACTCGACCGGCAGCACCAGCTCCTGGGTGTCGCCCTTGTGCCGGAACACGGCACGCCACACGCCGTCGAGGCGGTGGTGCGGGAACACGTTCAGGTGTTTGCCAACACGCACGACATTCTTCACGTTCTTCTTGTCAGTGATGGTCGTCATCTTCCTCAAGCCCCAGAGCGACACGAAGCGGATTTTTGCTGGACCGCTTCTCCTTCCAGACTTCCACTGCTGCATCGAGATCCAACCGATCCCATACGGTCATCGCGTGCAGCTTGATCGGCGCCGGCATTTCGCCGGCATCGACCATGCGCAGAAACATGTTCGTCGACATCGCCACGTAGGCCGCAGCCCGTTCCGCCCGCAGCAGACGCGGCGGGTAGGCCAGACTGTCGGCCAGCTTCTTGGCGGCGGTTTCGATTGCGTTCATGTGTCATCGCCCTGATCTTGTACGCTATTTCCGCGTATACGTCAATATAGCGTATACCTACACACACAGGCCAAAGGCCTCATGGTTTCCAAGGGGTTAGCAGGCGGGTCGGGTGCCCCATCGGCGCGCTGTCCCGGCCCGCCCATGGCGGTCTGAAGCTCCCAAACAAGGCTCTCTCCCTGTGCGCCGACGCGGCTAGGTGGTCTCGATCTGCGCCTTGATGTGCGCCGTGGTGGCGGCCAGGAAGGCGCGAAACTCGGCATCAGCCTGGGTGCCGGCGACACTCTTCTGATGCATCAGCTTGCATTCGAATTTGCCGCCGAGCGCGTTCAGCGCTGCCGTCTCGGCGATCTCGTCGCGCACGCGATCGAGCCCGATGAAACGCCGGTCGCTGTGCACGAACAGCCACGCGATCTGGCGCGCGCGATCGAGCCTGTGCGGATCGATCGTGAGCAGGAACGCCTGCAGCTGCGCCTTGCGTGTTTGCTTGGCCATGTCACTGCATCTTCATGCCGAGAAATTTCATCA